ATATAGATGGTCTTGGGTTATTTGCAACAGATGATATTGACGAGAATCACGTATTAGGGATGACGCATGTATACAACCCTAATTTTCAAGATGGATATATAAGAACTCCGTTGGGTGGTTTTTTTAATCATTCTGAAACACCAAATTGTAAAGTAATTGTTGATGGTGATTATCTATTTCTTAAAGCAATAAGAAATATAAATGCTGGTGAAGAAATAACAGCTTATTACACATTATATAAACTAGAAAAATGAGCGTAATTAAATTTGAATTAAAAAAAGAACACGTGCTTTTGCTGAAAAATTTACGTTGGAGCATAAACAATCAGGGTATTATTAGTGGTGTTGCTGATGAAGGTGATGAAATAGCACCTCCATTTGGTGAATATAACATTTATGACGCTATTAGTCTGATATTAAATGGGAAACCAGAAAATGTTGATTTGTTAACACATGATGAATTTTTTATTTACACAGATGAACAAAAATCTGAATGGGATAAATTATATTCTGAGTTGCCAACAGCTCTAGAGATTATTCTTAGTAACAATAGTTTTGAGATTGGCACTTATAGAGCAAAATATCATGACAGAAATTGGGTTAAAATAAAATAAATGAAAAACACAAAATTAAGTTTAAATAATTTTGGTAGTTTGAAATACTTTTAGTACCTTTGTAAAAATACTTTTATGGACAGCAATAGAAAATCTTATGCCATTGTAAAAACTTTTAAAAAAAACGATAAAATAGAAACAATTTTATTGGTAGATACTCATTCTGAGATATGGGAGTTTGATAATTTTGATGAGGCTCAATTACTAGCTGATATATTAACAAAAAATTCTGATTCTGGTTGGGTATATTTTGTAAGGTCAATAAACGAAAAATAACAGTAATGGAATCTATAATCTTTTCTTTGGATGATAGGTTAGACCTAATTGACTCTATCTTAAAAAAAGCTAAATCAAAGGCGTTAAACCTAAACACATCAATAGGTAACTTAAACCCTCAAAAATTTTCTGATGGTGAGCTATGTGTTGATTATAACACATCTGTTAGGGGTAAAAGAGTTTATCTTTTAAGTAGCCCAGATAATAGTGATAAAATAATAAGATTAATTTTAGCCATTGATGCGGCAAAACGTGCTGCTGCTGGGGAAATAATTGCAATATTACCTTATTTCCCATACGCTAGACAAGACAAAAAAGACCAAGCTAGAGGCCCCATAGGTGCAAAAGTTATCGCTCAGATGATTGAAAATGCTGGGGCAACTAGTATTATAACTTTTGACCTTCATGCTGACCAAATTCAAGGGTTCTTTGATATTCCAGTAGCTCACATAGAAGGTAAAAACGTTTTTGATGATTACATATCTGCTATATCTAATGAAAATACTGTTTTGTGTGGACCAGATGCTGGTTCTGGCAAAAGGGTTAAGAGGATGAAAGAACAGTTACTAGCCCATCACGGTTTGGATTTAAATTATGTTATGATGGATAAAACTAGAAAAGTGGCTAATGAGGTTGATAAAATGGTTATAATAGGAGATGTACAAGGCAAAGACGTAATCATTTTGGATGATATGGTAGATACTGCTGGTACCTTATGTAAAGCTGCCAGTGTTATAATGGAAAATGGGGCTAAAAGCGTTATGGCTATAATAAGTCATGGGGTGTTGTCTGGTAAAGCATACAAAAACATAGGTAGTTCTGTTTTAAGTAAATTGATTATTAGTGATTCTCTTATTAAAAAAGACCCAAATGAAGTTTGTGCTAAAATTGGGAATTATGATGTTAATGATTGTTATGAAATAACAAACGGATTCAATCTAATTAATACTATTAGTGTTGACTATCAAATAGCTAAAGCTATGGCGGCTATAAATAATAATTTAAGTTATGAATCAATAAAATAAAAACATATGGGAAAAGGTGCTGATTTAGAGTCACGGATGAAAAGTTATGAATCGTGCTATAGTTTTAAAATACCTGCTAGGTCTTATGTTATTATAAGATTAGACGGTAAAGGTTTTAGCAAATACACCAAAAAATTTAACAAACCGTTTGATGATTTATTGTCAAATGTTATGGATGCTGCTACTATTGATTTATGTAAATTTTTATCTCCAAAGTTTGCTTATACTCAATCAGATGAAGTGAGCTTGATGTTTTCAGACATTGAAAATATAGAATCTGAAATGATTTTTGATGGAAAGGTTCAAAAATTATGTAGTATTTCTGCATCAAAAATGACGGCTTCTTTTAATAAAAATATGTTAAGGTTGCTATCAACTTTTAAATACAATAATGAAGAAATATTTGAAAAATTAGTGACTGATGAATTTGCTGAGATTGAAGCAGTATTTGATTCACGTGTTTTTGTTATCCCTGACATTAGAGAGGTTTCCAATTATTTTATTTGGAGACAACAAGATTGTACTAGAAACAGCGTTAGCATGGCCGCTAGTGCAAATTTTTCACACAAAATGTTAGAAGGTAAGAGTAGCGAAGAAAAACAAGAAATGCTTTTTTCACTAAAAGGGATAAATTGGAATGATTACTTGCCAAAATATAAAAGAGGTGTTGTGATTAAAAAACAAGATGTTTTTTTGGAAACAGAAAGAGGCCCTGTTCAACGTAGCAAATGGATTCCAGATTACAACACACCTATTTTTACACAAGAGCGAGATTACTTATACAAACTTATTCCTTCAATTAAAATGTAACCATAACACTTGCTATATAACTAATTCTTTAGTATATTTGCAAAATAACACTTTACAAATAAATTATTGATGAAATTTAAAGAATTAACTGATGAAACTATTGATAGGGCTAGACTAATCTATCAGGATAAAACATTATCATGGGATAATAGAATGAAGCTTCTTATGGATTTGTTTGGTCGTTCTGAACGAACTGTTCGTAAATGGTGTAGTGAAAAGTTGTCTTTCAAAGAGAAAGCAGATGTTGAACCAGAACAATATCTTAAAGCGCAACAAAGACAATTTAATCCAGATAAAACTAGATTCATTATAACATGGGCTCAAAATGATACGGCTGTACATAAAACTTTCCTTAAAAATTTGGAAGTTTACGCAAATGAAATAGAAGCTGACATTCACATTATATTAGGACGGTATAAAAACCCAACATCTGTTTTTACCGATAAAGAACACGATACATGGGACCCAGATGTTATAAAATATTCTGATGCTAACAGACACAATATCCATAAGTATGTTTCTATAATGTCAGACATAAAAATACAACCAACTGCGACCAACCCAATGAGTGATATGCAAGGCATGAGTGGCATCAACTCTTGTATTTTTGGTTCACCAAAGGTTCAGTTGGAAATGATACCTGTATTAGATGAAAGCAAACCAAAAATGATGTTGACAACTGGTTCTGTTACGCTCAAAAATTATACAGATTCTAAAGCTGGTAAAAAAGGTGAATTTCACCATACATTTGGTTTTGTCATTGTTGAAATAAAAGACAAAGATGTTTTCTTTGTCCGTCAAGTAACCGCTGATGATAAAACTGGCTCGTTTAGTGATTTGTATTATAGGGTTGAAAATGGTGTTGTGTCCAGAAATAATTCAATTGAAGCCCTTATTTTAGGTGACGTTCACTTTGGCCATCATGACCAAGAAATTATCAATAAAACATTTGAATTAACCAGTGTTTTAAAACCAAAACATGTTGTGTTGCACGATGTTTTTGACGGAGATTCAATATCTCATCACCAACTCAAAGACCCTTTTATTCAATATGCAAAAGAAGTAAACGGGACAAATGATTTGAATAAAGAGATTGATATGATGATAGAATGTTTGAAACCATTTGAACAATTTGAAAACGTTGTTATTGTAAGAAGTAATCATGATGATTTTTTAGATAGATGGTTAAAAAATGAGGATTGGAAAAAACAACCCACGTTTAAGAACTCTAGATTATACATGAAATTGTCAGATATTTTGCTCGAACAGTACGCTAACAATTATCATAATGTCAAAGGGGTTATACCAGCTTTAATAAATAAAGCATACCCTAAATTTATAACATTGGATAGACGTTCATCGTATAAAGTTAAAGGCGGTTGGGAGTTAGGTCAACATGGTGATATCGGTTCTAATGGTAGCAGAGGTTCATTACTACAATTTAGAAGATTGAACACAAAAATAGTTGTGGGACACTATCACACTCCAGGTCGTAAAGACGGTGCTATAGCAGTTGGAACTTCTACTAGTCTTCGTGTAGGCTATAATCTTGGACCAAGCACGTGGTTGCAATCACATGTTATCATCCACAATGATGGTAGAGCCCAACATGTAAATTTTATAAACGGAGAATATACAACTTTTAAATAAATTGCCAAGTTTAATACAGGCTGGTAAATATTATAATGTTGATGCGATGACAATTTTTAATATTATTAAAGGAAAAAAAAGTAGAAAGTTAAAGAATAAATTTTTTAAATATGGAAAATAAAAATAGTATTGTGGTGTGTGTGGATTTTGACGGGACGTGTGTAACACACGATTATCCAAATGTTGGGCGTAATATAGGTGCGGCACCCATATTAAGAAGATTAGTGACTGAAGGTCACCAATTAGTATTGTTTACTATGAGAAGTGATATGGGTGTTGAGAAAGGTTTATTCAAAAGCGGTTTAAGCGATGCGATAGATTGGTTTAAAGATAATAATATACCTCTTTATGGTGTTCAGCGAAATCCAACACAAGATTCGTGGACAGTATCACCTAAAGCGTATGGACAATTATATATTGATGATGCTGCTCTTGGCGCACCGCTTAAATATGACAACAACATTTCAGATAGACCCTTTATAGATTGGGAAATTGTGGAAAATTTGCTGTTAAGAATGGGGGTTTTAACTGATAAAACTAAACAATGAAGGTTATAGCTGCTGGATTGTTTTTGGTAAATAAAGATGGTAAACTATTAGTTTGCCATCCAACAAATCACGACCCTAATTTTTGGAGTATCCCAAAAGGGAAAGTAGATTCTGGTGAAAATATTATAGATGCGGCTATTCGTGAAACTCGTGAAGAGTCAAATATGGTAATACCAAAAGATTCCAATTTTATAGAATTACCTATGGTAAATTACAGCCACAAGAAAAAAGCACTTTATTCTTTTTTGGTTTTGGAAGAACAAAACCCATTGTTTAATTGGAATATTGTGGAATTAAAATGCAATTCCGTGGTCCCAGTAGAAAGAGGTGAATTCCCAGAAATGGATGATTTCAAATGGGTTGATTTAGATGAAGCTAAATTAATATTACATCAAACACAAGCTTATTTAATTGACGATATAAAAAGAATTATTAATAAAGTTAAAAATAC